CAGTCCAAGAACCAATATTCGAGCCGATGCAGCTCTTTGTCCTCGTTCACATATCCCCGCAACTCGTCTCCTGGTCCACCCCAACTAAACTGCCAACGCCAATAGCCTTCGGGCTGATCGTCCCACGTATGCGGGGGCACATAGTCAAAGCCCAGGTGATCAAACTCAGGATCCTGCAGATCTTTCTGACGGTCTTTCCATTCTTCATCTACTCTTTGCTTGCATGTTTTACTCATCTTTCTTGTCTCCAATCTCTGATGGCTTTAAGTAATAGTTTATTATCTTCGAGTAATTCTTCGCCCAAACACATAGATTGCCTAATATTAATAATTAACCATTCTCTTATCTTATAAATAACTTGTTTGTCTTTCATCTTCTTTCTCCTTTTATTATATCCCATTTATATAGGATACTCTAGCAGCTGTCAACAACTGTTTACCAGGAGCTCCTGACGCTTTTTTTATATATATAGTAGCACTAAAGGGCGAAATTCACGGGCAATGGAAAACGTTTAGAGGCACTAAATTCATCACCACAGGTGTGTGGCTGCTGCCGTCCGGAAATTGTTATGTTATTATTGGTCGACAGGGCATGATTCACGGGCAATGGAAAACGCAGCTATCAACTCTCCTGCCGAGCCGGAACTGTTATAAGTAATATGGCACAAAGGCCACTTTTCACGGGCAATGGAAAACGCAGCTACCATCTCCTGGCGGAACCAGCAGCTATTATATATATATTATAGTCGAAACGCTAGTAATCGACGTGATGGAGAATGGTCAGAGTAGCGAGCCAAAAGAAAGGCTTGCGAAAACCCTTGAATCGTATGAGGAATGCCCCCAATACAAAGACCAACGATCCGAGAAACATTAACATCCCACCATTATAGGATAATCAGGAGCTGCTGTCAACCCAGTCTGTACCCGGTATCCTAATACTATGTATCAGCGCCAATGGGCGATAGATCCCCGTAATGGAGAACGGGGTCGAAGCAGCGTAGCAGCAGCTCCTGGTTCCATGGATAGGGTACAATGGCCACGGGCGGAGTATCCAATCCCGTAATGGAGAGTTCACGGGCCTGGGATCCTGAATATATATACACCCCCCTCCCCCCGAGGGCCTGTGCCATGATAAAGTTATTGCCACCTGCCAAATTATAACTGTAATTCCACGCAATTTGCTTAGGCGTTATACTTATCTTTTTCACACGAGTACATTTCAACTCTGCCCAAAACATGACAGAATCTCCCATTTCATTCTTAAAAACACCGTGCAAATCAGGCACCCCTGGAGAACTTGTGGATTCTATTCTAGTCCAATGTATTCTCGGAGTCACTTCTTTCAGTTTTTTCCAAAATCTAGTCTCTGGTTTTGTTGTCATAAGGCACACCATCCTCGTTTTCAGTGATGCTATTGTGCCATACTTTACCAAAAATACTAAACCAAAAATGTTTCCAAACACTTGACTCAGCTTGTCTCATAGCTCTTAATGCTCTCTGTTGACGTTTGATATTTAAAATTGAGTTATCCATTTCTTTCTACCTCCAATATTGATTTTCCTATGTAATAAGGAATATGTGGAATCAAACTATTTCCTAATGATTTAAGTCTGTCCACCCTTTTGGGTACCCCATGAGCCACTCGACCCACGTCGGGTTCAACTGACCACCAGGCGCTCCCTCTCGATACGCTACCTCTGTCTCTAGGTATTTCTTGTGATGCAGATTCGCTATGTTCTGAGTCAGCTTTGAATTCATTCCTGCCGCTGCTCTCGGAGTCGGCCACATCAACCTTGGATGTGCTACCTGATCGTTCAAACTGATAGGCATCCCCTTCTCTAGTTTCATCTTCATCCTGGTTTCCGAAGAAGGACCACGGCCACTGTGAGCATCGGGTGTTCTCCACATCTTCACTATTGTGGGATCCACCTGTTCTCTCAAATTGGATGGTCTTGTTCTGCCCTTCCTTGCTGTTGTCATCTGTTTTTTCACTGACTCGGGACTTCTCTGTGGTAGATGATCCATTGTGTTCGGAGTAGCCCACAATCCAGACTCTTTCTCTTTGGTGGACTGCACCGACGCTCGAAGCTGAAATACTAAACGCTCTTGCGGAGTAACCTTCACTCTCCAGGTTCTCAAGTACGGTGTCGAGACCGAGTTTAATGTGTCCAGCAACGTTTTCTCCAATAACCCAAGTCGGTCTGAGTTCTTGGATAAGTCTAAAATACTCTGGCCAAACGTGTCTCGGATCCTGCTCACCTTTTTGACGTCCAGCGATGCTGAATGGTTGACAGGGGTATCCTCCTGTGATGATGTCGATTTTAGTATGTCCATTTGCTTCAAGTCTTTCACTATTTAACTCCTTTACATCGTCATAAATTGTAACCCACGGCCAATGCTTTCTTAAAACCTTTTGACAATATGAGTCGTAATCACAAAATGCTACAGTTTCAAATCCACCTGTAGATTCTAAACCTAAACTAAATCCACCTATACCTGAAAATAAGTCTAAGTGTTTAAGTTTCATCTGGTATAAATATAGGGCTGTGTCCACCCTTAGCTGCTAGCTCTGATTCAATAAAATCATACTTAGGATCTTTTCGAACTTGATGACCTTCAAACAATTTATTCATCATTTGATTTGGTGTTAGCATCTCGTGAGTTCTATCTGAAAACACTATGACATAAACTTGTGTTTCACTTGTTTGTGTTTTGACTTTCCATCTTTTAAATCTGTGAATAGCCTTACCATAAGATTTTGATATGTACTCTTCCAT